ATAATTGTTGTATAATATTATCTTGTTCTAATGATATAATGGGTAGTTCCATTTTGTGTATTATAAGTCTAATGATATTATTATATTATTCATTGTGCTTTTAAGTAATAATTTTATTTTGTAAATATCTATAATTTTTATTTAAAAAGATAAGTAAAAATTATAATTATTTGTTTTTTATTAATTGTATTTATTTTCAATTTCTTTTTCGGTTTCTTTATTTTGATTAAGTTCAGGATATTTTTCATTAAGTTTAATAAGTAATTTGTTATATTCTTCTTCTAAGTTATAATTTTCTGGAAGTTTCATTTTCATATTTTTTCTTTCTTTCGTTTCAATGTTTTTATAATCGTATACTAAATGGTCAGTGTCTCTGAATTTAGTTATATAAAAACCAGTTGGTAATTTAAATTTATTATGTATATCTATACTTTTTTCATAATAAGTGTCATTATCTAATTTTTCAACTATTTGTTTTGCTTCATTTAATTTATCATGAATAGTTATTTTCATTGATTTTGAAGTGCTAATTGGACTAGTTTGATTGGGGTGTCTTTCCACACGAAAAAAGTCTCTTATATCTCCTTTTTCATTATATTTTTCATTACAATAGTAAACATATTTTGGCAAATCAGAATGTTCAATACCATTTGGTAATTCTTGCGCGTTGTATTTTCTATTTCGTTTAGTCCCTTCTAAAATGCCTTTAGAATTATCTTGTTGTTCTTTACGATTTGCGATAGTTAAATTACTTGAACGATTATCTAAAGGGTCTCTATTAATATGGTCAACACTTAAATTAGCAGTTCCCTTTCCTTGTCCATATAAATTCATTATGATTTGGTGAATATATAACATTACATTATTGTGTAATTTACAACTAATATAATTATTTTTCATTTTAAAAAAGGTAAGTTTTTCATTATTATTTTCCTCTTTTTCATATTCATTAATACTTTCTAATGATTTAGAATCTAATTTAATAAATATATCTGGTTCACAATACATTAAATAATATTCTTCGTTATTTTCTTGTCTAATTTTCCAATATGGATTTTTCATATTATATGCGTCAATTCCAGTAATTTTATAGTGACCCGAATAATATATAGTATTGGGATATTTTTCTAAAATAAATTTATGTTTATAATGATATATAGACACATTATCATTTCTTAAATCAAATATATTATTATTTTTAAAGACATAATTAATATCTTTGCTTTTAAACTTAAACAAAAACTCTAAAATAGTAATATTTTTTGAATGATTATTATTATATGAAACATAAATGTTATCGTATAATTTAAAATTATATCCACTATTTAATATTAAATCTATTTGTTCATTATCAAATTTATAAATAATATTATAAAAATTAATACTAGAATTTTGAATATGATAAACAATACCCTTAGTCATTTTTTTATAATATTATGTATATTATATCTTTAAGTATTTTTTCTAATTTGTGTATTTTATACACCCGTTGCTTAATTCGAATACGCGAGACCTCCCATTCCACTCATAATACGTAACACATTGTAGTTACGAGCATATACAGTCATTAGCGCATTATCCGCCTGGGGGAATGCTTCCAGTCCAGGTACAACTGGTGAATTAATTGGTCCGGTAACAGTTTCAAATTCTAAGATAGTATTATCAATACGAGAGAAATTGCAAGTACCGGAAGGCTGGTGTTCTTCTGGGCGTAGAGCAAAGGAGTATAGGTATAGATTGGAGTCGGGGATACGAGTGTGGTGAATGAATGGTTGCCATTGACGGAAGAAGAGAGGACCACGTGTTGGGTTGAAGCGGTAGTGACCATTTAGGCGAATAGATGCGGTTTTGAGAATGTCAGAACCTAATTTTTCATTTCCAGGTGTTGCATTCGCGAAGTTGAACCAGTCATTTTGCGCTTGATTATCACTACGTTGGAAGACCCACATAATTTCTTTGCAGGGATGATTGAATGTTAATCTTTGTTGGTGCTGTGGTTGGTGTAGGTCAATGCTAACTTCATTTTGCTGTATTTGTTCAATTAGGTATTCGTGCGACATCTGTGCGAAGCGACGGCGTTCGTCAGTGTCGAGGTAAATGTAATCAATGAATAGGTCAATGGATAGACCAGTTGGTACTTGGTTAATTCTCCATTTATCGGGGTGAATGTGATCACCGTTTTCGCCAATTAAAACAAGTAGAGATTGTAGAGGGTTGAATTGGAAGACGAAGCGGACTTCGTGGTATTGTAGAGCAATTAGTGGTAGAGATAGACCCGCGTTAATGTTGAACCAGAAGTCTAGTGGTACATGTAGTTCTTGGGGTTCGGCAGCATTGCCAATTAGTAACCAACCAGCAGCATCATTGCCACCGACCATACGTCTGTAACCTTGCGCTTTTTCGGAGGTCATTGTGAGTTCTTGCCAGATGTACATCCAAAGACCATAGTGTTTGTCAATTTCTTGACCACCAATTTCAACAGAGACGTAGTTAATTAGAGCAAGACCAACATAGTTAGTCCAGCAAAGAGTAGCACCGGCTAGTGGTGCGGAAAGGTCAACTGGTGACCAATTACCTCCATCTCCGCCGCTTAGAGATGGTAAAGAAACACGAAGGTAAGCGGAGTTAATTAAATCACCATTACGCGATACAATCGAGGTAGCACGTTGACCCCACTGGGGATTGCCAGAGAATGTTTGTTGAATGTTTTCCATCGCGAAGTTGGTATGACGACGGTATACGACTTTGAAAAAAGTAATTTGCGGGTTACCTGTAAGATATATATCTTGGGCACCGTAAGCGACAAGTTGCATTAAACCTCCACCCATTGTTTTTTTATTATAATATATAAGAAGAAAAAAAAATTCAAAAAAATTACCGAATTAATTAAAAAAAAATAAATTGCGTATTAATTTTAAAAAAATAACTATTTATATTATTTTAATTAATAAATGAGTGACGAATATTCTGATTCAATTGAAAAATTTAGACCTTCTGTTAATAATGTTACTCAACAAGGACAACCAGGGCCACAACAAGTACAGCAAGGACCACAGCAAGGACCACAGCAAGGACCACAGCAAGGACCACAGCAAGGACCACAGCAAGGACCACAGCAAGGACCTTCACCAGAACAAATTGCTATAATGAGACAAAGACAACAGGCAATGATGCAACAACAGCAACAGCAACAAGCAATGATGCAACAGCAACAAGCAATGATGCAACAAAAAGAAAGTTTTGGTTCTAATTCGGATAAACCAATAACATTTATGGATCGTCTAAAAAAATTAAAAAGTAATGAAAATCTGCAAGAAATGTTTGTATTAGCTATTTTATTTATTGTATTTTCAACCAGTTTTTATAAAGATAATTTATGTAAAATACCATTCGTATCTACTGAAAACGGGTGTTTGAACACTGCTGGGTTATTAGTATCTTCGATATTAATTGCGATTATTTTTATTGTTGTAAGAACATTCATGTAATTTATTTGATGATTTTAATTTTTGGTTTTAGTTTTTTTCTTTGTCGCTAACTGGTCTTTATTTGTAAACTGATTGTACCAATTTTCTCTTAAATTATCAAATAATGTATTTACATTTATATTGTCGATATTTGCTTTATTATTTTTAATTATTTTTGTTTTATCTATTTTGATTTCTTTGAAATTTAATAATTTTGATAGCATAGGTGAGCAAGGAATAGACGTACTTGAATAATCTTTACAAAATCCATATTTACGACCGTCCATCGTATCACATTTACAAAAACATTTTTGGCAAATACCTTCCCGATTTAATTTGAAATAAATATGTTCTGAGTTATGATTTTTTCCTATATTAGAACATAATTTACTCTGACTACATAAAATGTATACACTTTCATTATCAGAATAGTATATTCTTTTAATATCTTTTATATCATAACCTTTTACATTACTTCCAAAATATCTCAATATTTCAATATGTCTTTTGTCATTTCGTAATAATCGATTCCATGTTCCTTGCTTATAATCTTCCCCATAATTATCTTCTTTTGTTTCATCGCATTCATCACATTCTAAATTAGGATTATTAATTATATTAGTAATATATTCTTCTTTTGTGATAATACTGGTTTGTGTAATTAACATTAATAAATTATTATCTAATTCATTTTTGTATTCACTATTTATTTCATTATTTTTTAAAGTAAATAATAAATTATATGGTCTTCCTTCACATACGAATTCTTTTGTTTGTGATACAAAATGTCCTTTTTTAGAACCAGTCATTCTTAATCCACTTGACGTAAATACATGTTCATCCACGATATCATTCATAGAATTTTCAAAATATTCTTTGTATTTAATAAGGCGATTTATACAAGTTTTTCGAATTTCTAATGCGTAATTTTTATTAATATTAATATTTGGAAAATGTAAATGGAAACCTTTTTTTATAAATTCATAATATGATACATTTTCAGGATTATCTTCATTTTTATATAATTTTTTAACAAATTTTATATCCGCTGTTGTAATAATACAATCAAAGTATTTATTATAAAAATCATAAATAACGTCATTTATTATTCTTATAATTTCGGTAAATATATTATCTTCTATTTCATTTTTCATTATTTCCTCATATTTTTCTTTGCTTAATAAAAAATCTAAATCAAAAAATAATTTAAAAATATTCCGCTTACATTCAACAACATATAAATCCGCATTTTCTTCTATTGTATCAGCGTATTTTTTATAAAATATTTCAGAATTTTCATTTTTAATACATAACTTATATCCATTTAGCATTAAATGTGTTGGTTTAACATCTTCATCTTTTGAAGAAAATTGGTTTGTTATTCTTAACCATTTAGTTAAACTATTCATATTTAATATTAAATGTGTATAATCCTTAAATATATTTAAAAAAGCAAATAATTTTTCAATTGAAATTTACAATAATACTTGAATCATAAGTACATACTGTTTTTGAGGCACACTTTGATAGCTCTTTTCTTTTTGGACTGGATTTACTATTTTCTAACGTTTCAATCATATCTTTATCTATTTTTTCTATGTTATTTATTGCGTAATTCATAACGTCATTTTCGATAAACCATTTAAAAAAATTTAATTGTCCAACTGTTGTTATTAATTTATTTTCATTTTTACATTTTCTTTCTTCGTATTTTTCCCACGATAAATCCTGTATATTTATTATGATTCTTTCACGCCTGCAAAATGGGTCAAAATACTTTTTGGAATATGCCTTTAGTTGATTTTTATAATCCAAATATACATTGAAATTTTGATTATGTTTATTAGAAAATACTATATTGTATTTTTTAGCGTAATTTGTTACTAACCAATCTAAAATCCGAAGAGATAAAATATTCTTCTGTGTAATTATACAAGTAAAAATTCGAATATTATTTTTATAATAATTTATTAATGACTCTAATAATAATAATGTTTTACTCGATATTTCTGGTGTTATGGTATTATTTTGCATTTAAAGCATATACTTAAAAATTAAATAAAACCTTAAATACTTTTAACAAATTTTAAAAATACTTAAAGTTTTTAAACAATAATATATTATATCTATAATGGAATTCGAAAATATTATCTTTAATGCAAATAATTCACCAAAAGGTAGTATTATTAAGAATAAACCGTTTATTACTTACTTAATTAAAGTTATTAATATTAATTATAATGTTAAGGGTAATGATTTACAATTTCCTGCTCCACAACCGGTTTCTATCGAAAAGAAAGATTTTGTTAAATTAGAGAAATATAAATACTACACTAGTTTAAAACTGGATGGAGTTAGATTTATTCTTTATTTTATAAAAGACCGCAACGGAGTAAATCAATCTATTCTTATTAATCGCGCTTTAAATTTTTATAATATTAATATTACAGCAGAACAAAATATATTTAACGGAACACTACTTGATGGCGAGGTAATTTTTAATAATAAAACAAAAAGGTGGGATTTTGTAATTCATGATGCGCTTGTATTATGTGGTAATAAAATCAATAAACTAACACATTCAGTACGTCTAAATGACACAAGATATTGTATTGAATCATTTATTGTTAAAGAAGATAAAAGTTCGCCTAATACACTTGATTTAAAAGTAAAAGATTTTTATCCATTTGAAGAATTTAATAAATTTATTGTTGATGTTTATAATAAGTCGAACAATAATGACGGTATTATTTTTATGCCTGAAAACTTACCCGTTATTTCTGGAACTCAATACTCAATGTTAAAATGGAAACCTGAAAGTAAACACACATTCGATTTTCTTGTTAAAGAATATAGTAGTGATATGGAGGCATATGTTTTTAATATGGGAAATTTAAAAATATTTGCTAAGATTCATGGAAATACTGAACATGGTGAAAAATTTATTAAAGATACAAAAAAACTTAATGGATATAAAAATGAATGCATTGTTGAATGTTCATTTAGTAATGAAACACAAAATTTTATCCCAATTTTAATTAGAACTGATAAAACACACCCGAATAGTATGCGTACAATAGAACGTACATTATTTAATATAAATGAAAATATAAAAATTAGTGACTTTATGGAAATTCAACAAGAAAATAAAAGC